TCCCTGCGTCTGGGGGTTCATCCCCTTGATCGATTCCGCGATATCGCCCAGGGCATCGGATGCGTTCCGCGCGCCATTTGTCGCGTCGCCGAACCCAACACCGAGTTGCCGCAACAATTGGATCGCCGCGGGGTCACGGCCGAAAGCCGCACCGGACAAATGCTGCTGCAACCCGGCCAGACCGCTATCCAGATCCTGCGCACCCACGCCCGCCAGACGCGCCATGTTCCGAAGCCGGCTCATGGTCTCGACGGGCGTATTCAACCGATAGGACACCTGTCCAAGCTGATTCCCGAATTCCCCCCACCGTTTGCTGAGTTCCAAAATGCCCGCGATCGACGCGGCGCCCATGATGGCGCCGAGCGGCGATTGCATGCGATCCAGATTGCGAAACGCGCTGGCGGCGCCTTGGCTCAGGCCCGACAGGCCTTCGGACACGCGGGATAGCCCGGATGTATCGCCGAACCTGGTCAGCGCCTTATTGAATCGCTCCGCTGGCGCGGACAGCGTGGCGAGGCGCTTGTTGATTCGGTTCAGCGTTTCGGTGGCGCGGTCTTGCGCGGCGATCGTGATCGAGAAACCATTAGCGCCGGCCATTTTCGACCCTCATGACGTGGGCGCGGAGATCCGCCCATCGCGCCAACTCCGACAACGAAAGCGACATGGCCCACACCAGACCATCCCCGTAGAAGCGGCCGACCAGCGCGGCCATCGTCGCGATCGCCTGCGACCGGACGCCTTGCCGCAGGACCGGCATCAGGTCGCCGCGACGCGCCTTGCCGTTTCGGCTTTGCGCCACGCTTCCAAAGGGCCGGGCAGCGGCGCGCCCATGAACATGTCGAAGTAGGACCCGATCTGTTCGACCACGAAAGCCGGCATTTCCCGCAGCGCGCCATACGGCACACGCTCGACGTTGATCGCCTCGATCAATCGCAGGGTGACATCGACGGCCGAAGCGCCCGGCACATCCGCCGCCTTCAGCAAGTCGGATGCCGTCGGGCAACCGACGGTCACCGAGGCATAGGATTGATTTTCGAATGTCACCGGCGTCGGCAACGTCCACGTCATCGGCGTGGGCGGGGGCGTCCAATCCATCATGCGACTCCTGTTTCGGAAATCGTGCCGCTCATACCCTCGAAACGAAAGTCGAAGGATGCATCGGCACCGGATACGCCGGGGCGCCCAACATACCAAAGGTTGTGACCTTGAATCACCTTGCCGTTCGCCAGCGTGATGGTGACCGTCGCGTTTCGCTGCGCCAGGATGGCGGTGACGTTGACGCTTTGGGCGTCACGCAGCTTGCCGGAAATGTACGGTGCCACGGGCTTTTCGTCGTAGCCGTCGACGCCGGACAGGCTGGTCAAAGTCGACAGCTCGGACGTTCCCGGATCCCACGCGAATTCGATCACCGCGAGCGCCGATCCGTTCACCTTGAACGCCGTGATGCCCGCGAGCCGCCGGTTGGTAGGCGTGGATGGCGCGAGTGTCCCGCTCATGCGGTGCTCCCTTTATGCGAAGATTTAACGATTTAGGTGGACTGGACGAATTGGATCAGCGACGCGACCTGGATCACCTGATCCGCGAAATCGAACGGCAAAAACAACAGCACCTGGCCCTTCTGACCGGAACTCGCGGTCGCGTTTTTGGCGAAGGTTTGCGGATTCTGCACGATGAAGATCGTGCTCAGATAAGCATAGATCGCCGTCGCTGCTTGAAGAACGTCGTTCGGCGTCACCGCCGGCGCACCGATAGGAATTGGCGTGCCGTTAGCCACCAGGATTTTCCCGGCCAAAATAAACTGGGTCGTGAGCTGCGTGTTGATGTAGCGGGCGGCATACATCGCCTGGAACAGCAGATTCGTATTGAGATACGAATTATCCGGCTGGCCGCTCGCGTTCGTTTGATACATCGTGATCGACCGGTCGATATGGCAGGTTCCCGCCGGATCGACGGTGAAGGTCGACATGCCGTCGAACAGCATCGTGTTGCGGCTGGCCGGCGAATCCTGCGACGCCATCGGCGGCGCCAGCAATGCCAGCGACTGGCCGGTGACCCCCTGCGCCGGATTGACTTTCAGGCGGATCGCATGGGCACCGGTCCAATCCGCGGCTTCCAGCCATGCCGGCGTCGGGCTGTCGTAATAGCCGAG